AAATAAATCAAATGAAAATAATACATTAGTATCTACAGCAAATTCCAATCAAGATACTTTTTCATCGGATAAAGATTTTAAATATAATTTAAATAATATTTTAAATACAAAAAATACAAATGCAGCAGATTTAAACCAAATACAAAATTTAAATGAGTTTGTAAATAATTCATCTGAAATATTAAAATCGGAAAATCATAAAACAATATCACAACTCACAGATCAATCTGGAGATCAAAGCTCAGTTGAATCTGAATCATCAAACAATGTAGTCTCAAATAAAAATCAAACTACAGATTCTAAAAAATCTAGTGTTTTACAAAATCTATTAACAGATAAAATCAATTCATTTAGCGTATTGATCGGTAATAGAATTTTTACTCCACGATTTGAAGAAAATAAAAACACAAAATATTATTCAGCTGAAACTACTAACAATGCACAAAGCACTGTAGCAGAAACTCAACCAAGCAATAGCTCAAATCAAAGTTCAATATCATCTGAAAACATATTCAATGGATATCCTAGTTCATCGTATTTCAATACGTTCGATAGATATAATCCAATTTTAAAATATTCGACAAATTTAAATTTGATTAATAACGAAAAAGAATCGCAAGAAAAAGTATCAAATAATATAAACACAAGTGATAGTAAAATAGAAAATACCACATCTTCACGAAATTCATCCAGTGAAATCACTAATATGGATGAAAATACCTTAGAGCTTAAAAAGGCATATCAGTCTCTGGTTAACTCTAAAAATCATATCAGTGAAAATATAAAAGTTAATAAATCTATAGCCAAGTCTTTATTTGATTCAAAATACAAGACAAATAATCTATCGAATTTAACAAATACAAGTAGATCTAATAATATTGAAATCAACTTTAATAGCGATAAAGCAATCTCTACTGCTGAGGGTAGTCTGTTTAAAAACGCAACAAACATCAACCCCAGTACGATACATTCGGTAGAAACCACATATTCTACAAATCCATCTTCAGTAGAAAACAAAACAAATAATTTTAATAAAAAAACCACAACGAATAATTCAAAGAAAAATAATAAAAATCAAGTAAATAATAAAAATTCTAAGAATGTTGCCATCGAAAAAATCGCCATAATCGATAATAAAACCAATAAATTAAAATCAATCTTAAACAAGCAGAACATAGACAACGCAATTGCTACGAATCTGACGATGGATACCAGCAAGATATTTTCAGATACAATAGGAGCTGAAAATATAACATCGTTGAAAAATTCAATACAAAATAAAAATCAATTGCATTCTTCTAGTGAAGACACAACCAATAACATGGACTTTGATCATACATTTATTCCATCAAGCGAGGTAATAAATGAAATCCACGAAAAGTTCTACTCAAAGACCACCAATAAACTTGGAAAAACAAATGGGGTCAGTTCTGCATATAAGATGGTGAATCTTTCAAATTCCAAGAATGAACAAAATAATTTTATAAGTTCAAAAAATGGAATGGGCAAAAACACTGGAGCTATGCCAGCTCTTAGAGCTGGTGGCTTTGTAAAGACACCAACTGTTGCATACTTGCACGAAAACGAAGCGGTTGTTCCCTTGGAAAAGTCCAAGGAGTTCTCCAAGTTTGTAAGTGACATGAGATCTGGTGGTGATATGCGTGTCGAGAAAAATGAAACAAATTCAGACATCAGAGCGGTAGATCAGGAAAAAACAACCACAACTGATAAAATCATCCGCGAAATAACAAAATTGATTGAAGTGACGAATAATAAACCACAAGCACAGCAAATGCAGCAGCCAGCACCTCAAATCAATATGTCTGGTGGTTCAGAGGGTGCAGAAATAACGCAAGGCACAAACAATCTTGGTTCTGTTTATGGCGGGAGTTCATCTATTGCAGATATGTTTGGCAAGACATTCAGAATACCCGAATGGCGAACAAAGATGGGATAAAAGAAAACCCGCTCGTTTGAGCGGGTTTTTTGTTTTAGCTTTCCATTTCGAAAAGCTTCATCGGATCAATCTCATCGTCCGATTCGTCCTCAACACGGGACGGCTTCTTCTGCTTCATTGCAGATGGCTTCTCCTTGAAGTCGTCTGAATCAAGATCCTCTGCCGTCTTGCTAGATGCTGGAGTAGTTCCACGGATATCACCGCCAAGAACATCAAACAGACGCTTCTTCAGTTCATCATAAGACTTAAAACTCTCTGGTCCAATGAAAGGCTGAAGGGCGTGTTGCTGCTTCCAGATCTTTTCAATCCGAACATCATCACCACCAAACAGAGCACTGGTGGAATCGAATTCTGACTTGTCGTAGTTCGTATACCCACCGATCTTACGAATCTTCAACTTGAAGTTGCAACCTTCCCAGAAATTAAAAGGATTGATTGCCTGCTCATCCTTAAACTCTGGCTTCATCTTCTCCTGAATCTTGTCGAAGATCTTCGTTCCATACTTGAAGAGGAACACCTTACCCTCATTCTGAGGATTTGCCTCATCCTTGATTACAAGAATATTGCTGATGTAAGTGGTCTTGCGCTTGCGCGAGCGAGCGATGTTCTTATCCTCTTCTGAACCAGTGTTCCAGAGTTCACTGTTCAGTTCACTGACTGGATCCTTCTGATTGAGAGTCGTGAGAGAGTTCTCAATATACCAGCCACCCATGCCTTGGAATGCGTGTGAATAGACCTTCACCCAAGGACAATCCTCACCATCAATCTCTGGAAGAAAACGAATTACTGCAAATCCATTTCCTTGCTTATCCTGCTCAGGTCGCCAAAAACGATCATCCTTGTAATCCTTCTTGGACGTATCCTCAAGCTTCTTCATCAGGTCATTGATACTGTTCTTTGACCTACTCTTAAGATCCTTAAAACTCATTTTTTTCTCCTCTGGGATCTACCCAGTTCTTTCTTAGCGGGAACTCCCCGCTTTTTAATTTTACCAGAAACACTCTTCTTAGTCAACCGAACGGAAGAGTGTTTCTTCCTTTTTTTATTAGATTTAAATCCATACCCTCCTTCTCAAGCTTTTCCTTGAGTGGTTGAGATATAAATTTTGCGATTAAAGAATAGTCTAATCCATGATCTTCCTGCATTTTCAGCACGGCATCAAGGTACGAATATTTCTTTTCTGTTACGATAGTTTCGACTTTTTTGCAAAAATCTTCTTTTGTTATTATTGGGAGCATATGGTAAAGGTCTGGATTAACTTATATATAAAAATAAAGGACAAATATGGCAGACGATATTACAAGTAATATTTCAATTACTACTAGCGATGGGACTGCTATCCTAGCCACAGATTACGGAACTAGCGGAATTGGTCTAACTCTAGCCCACGTTCAACTAGCAAAACTGGCATGGGGTAATGATAGCATAACAAATAGAGTAAGTGAAGCATCACCTCTACCAATATATTTATATGGTACAACAGGGTCTGCTTTAATTGGAATCACTGGTACTGTAAATGGTACTGGTGGTGTATTCCCAGTAAGAAACGTAACAAATGGGTTTTTAGTTGTCGGTGGACCAACTGCTGGCTTTACCTATGGATATAATCCAGTACAAGTCACTGGCTACGTTCAAGGCATAACAAACGGCGTTCTGCTGGGTGTTACTGGAACTGTAAGATTAAACCAAAACTTGAATGTTCAAGGTGTAACCAGCGGAATTCTCATCGGGGTTAGTGGTGGTAGAATTCTATCCAATGCCACAGACAGTGTAACCGTCTATGGTAATGTCGGTATATCAGGCGGATTGGCCCTCTCAGCGGCTTCTAACTCCGTGGCTGTCTGGGGATCGGATCTAGGCGGTAAAGTCTTATCACGAATCTACGCAAGCGATGGAACGACTCTAGGATACTCTGGAAATGCTCTCAACGTAAACATCGTTGGGGCTGGCATTACTGCAACCGTATCCATAAATCCAGTAGTTGGTGTGACCAACGGTAACGGTCTGCCATTGAAAATATGTGGAAGCGGAGTCACTACAGACGCTGCCGTGATCGTACAAGGAAGACTATCTGGTGGTGCTCTTGAGATCGGTGCTCTTAGCCCAGTTCCAGTAGGAATCTCTGGTCCTGTAGATATTGACGATGCCGCAATCATCAATTCACTTGAATCCACAAACAAACCGCTGATTTCAAATCTTATAACTGTAAAAAATAATACAGCAATAATTTCGACAATCAACGAAAAACTAAACAGTGGAATCGTACAGTCGAAGATAACTGAAATTGTAAGACCAACCAAACTGTCAAACGGCGTTAAGGATCTCACCACCACTGCCGCCAGCATTGGAACCAGCACTGCATTGAAGGTTGGAGTTCATCTCAAGGCTCCGCTGACCAATACACAGACAGTATACGTTGGATCAAGCACACTGGTAACTGCTCCAACCAGCGGATTCCCAATGGAACCAGGCGAGTCGATGTTCATAGAAATTGATAACATAAGCAAAATATACGCAAAGTCAAATTCAACTGGCCAGAAAATAACTTACATAGCCTCGTAAAATGACATCAAGATCCTCCTATAGCACCAACAAGAGATTTTCTCGCGGTGAAGATGCGGAATTAGTACCCGTGAGGAGTGGTGTTCTGTATGGAATAGAAACTCAGAAGGTAAACGATCAAAAGACCACGGTAAAGAGAGAAATACTAGCAGTTCCGAATATCACATATTATTCAAACTACACTAAGGTATTTTTTGATTTCTCAGACTACATGAACAATCCAGAGAAAGCAGATGTAAAATCATTCTTTGAATTGTTGCAGAATGGGTCCACCTTCACAGTTAAAAATTCAAAGTGGAATAACAAATCGATAGAGCCTGCCACATATGATTTGTCTGGAACTTACACCTTCACGAAAATAGTAGATAATATTGTTTTTGCTGATGTAACTTCAATCAGTTCATACAACAACAAGCTTTCAAGATATGACAAGGAATATTTTCTTGAATTGCCAATAATTGAATTTACAAGTTCGATAGACAAAGGCAAAATAGAAGTAAAAAGCTACGTCTACAACCATCTTGGAAAAAACAGCAAGAATTCATTTAGCTATCTTGGGGCAAGAGTTGGAGATTACCTTCAACTGCAAACTAAGAGTGAAAAGTATATCATCGAATCTATCGATATAGACAATGAAGGCAAGGAAACATTGCTGGTCAGTGGAAATCTTGGAAACTCATCTTACTTGGGCAGTCCAAGTTTGGTGACAATACACCAAAAAAACATCAACAAGATTCAATTGACTTTCAACAATACCGAGACTGGTAAGTGCGAGATATACAAGGATGGAACTATCGTGGAGTGCGTCGATAGCCATACCGAATTGCAGTCTAAGTTAAGAGAAGATCAATTCAACAAGGTAACTACAAAATTCTATCCTGGGGAATTTTGCTCTATTGTTGTATCTGAAGAAACCCAGGAGATCACCGAACAATCAATAGCACTGCTGAAGAGCCAATTGGAAACTCTCAGAAGCACACAGACGACCTCGACTAGATTGACTGCGATAAATTCTTCTCTTCTATCGAAGACCAATCTAATCAATACTATATTTACCGATTGATGGATTTCTTTGGTAGTATTTCATATGCGATAGCCAGGAACTGCTTTAGTTTATTTGCTATCGATTCATCATCACACCAGACTACCATTTCAACAACATTGTCAGAAACACCATAAAATTGGACCTTGCATTCCTTTATCTTTTCGATGTCTCTTTTTGGTTTTGATCCGAATGTGTCGTAATCGTATTTGAAATGTAGTTCTACCATGTTAATATTTATGAAAAAAGCCCAGAAAGTTTTACCTTTCTGGGCTCGAAACATGGTAACTAACACTCACTTACGCTTAGGCGTTTCGCACTTAGTGTGAAGACGCTCAATCTCACTCCAGATCGAATCTAGACGATTATCGAAGTTTCGATTAATTTCTGCTGCATGATCGAAGATTGATCGGTCGAGATCATCAAAACGATCCCAAATCTTGTCCTCATCACTCTCGCGGCGATGCTTCTCCTGTAGTTGAGACTCCGTTGACTCCAAGGCTAGAGCATTGAAAATGGTTGTAATAATCAGGAATAGAATACACGTTAGAAATCCAAAACGGATTACCTGTTGATCCTTTGTGATAAAAGATACGACCGCAGCGAATAGAAAAATGGTAAACGATAAAATACTAAACAGTAGACTTAAATTCTTCATAATATTATCTCCTTTAACATTCCCGAAGGGATTCGAACCCCTGACCAACGGTTTAGAAAACCGTTGCTCTATCCAACTGAGCTACGGGAATATGGGTGTGATTATATCACACTTTGTGTTTTAGTCAAGAGTCAACTTGAGTTTGCTGCCATCTGGCTGGACTAGCTTCTTGCTGGGGACTGCAAGATTGCTGACGATTGTGCTCATGTAGTGTTGAGCCAGATCCTCGGTTGGTTCAGCAATGAACATAACATACTTTGAATCAATCGTGATTCCCTCTGGCATCTTTGCATAAGGAAGCCAACGACCAAACATCAGACGACCATCTACAGGATTGGCGATGAGAACACCAGGTTCCTTCAAGTTATATGAAACTTGACCAGCATTATCGATGGTGGTTAGCTGACAGACAATTTCTTCACCAGTAACAAGACGAACGATATTTACATTTTCCATAATTTTAACCTTTCACTAATAGGAATAGAAAGAGTCGAACTTTCTGATATTTATATTAGCTTTCCTGTATGACGATCCTAAGTGACGAATTAGCGCATAAAAAGCGTAATATACGCCCGATAGTATGAAAGTGTCATAAAAATATCAACCCATATTCCCAATACTATTTATTCTTTCGCTTCTTTTTCTTTTTCTTAACTGGGGCAATATCGTAATTGATGGAAAGCAATGGAATATCATGGTCGTATGTCAATCCCATAGACAAAGCATATTTGCCAGAAAGGATTTCATCGCCTATTCCAATATATGGTCCACCTTCAAATTCAACAACAACCAATTCTTGTTGCGATGAACTTTCGAATCCTTGCCTTAGATATTTTGCAGGACCAAACACATATAAAATTTTATTTGCTTCGTCCTCGAAAAAGCAACGAGTATCACCCTGTGGACTACGCATACCAAGAATTGGTTTGCATGTTTTGATGATATCTTCTATATTCATAATACGCCACCTTGGATTCGAACCAAGTCTTACTCGATTATAAGTCGAGCTGAGATAACCAAGACCTCCCGTGGCGCGTTGATGTGTGTATTTTATCATACACACAATCGATTGTCAAGCATCATTCCACTTTTTCAGAATCCAACTTGATGAATTCTTCTTATTATCTCCACCTACACCAAACATAAAAATAATATTCTTATCATCAACATCCATCTCTGGAATATTGACTGATGTCCTGTCGCCACCGTTGGCAAAAATCAGCGTTTCTGTTGGATAAAGCTTTCTGATCTTTTTAATTGCATCTCTGGCACTTCCATCTGAATCATCAAATCCGATTATGGTTTGATCTACTGGCTTGAGATTACGAACGATTTCGTTTCGTTCCTCAAGTGGAAGAAATGCCTTTCCCTTCTTTCGAATCAACCATTCATCTGAATTCAATCCAACTACAAGGATATCTCCAAGTTCCTTGGCTGAATTTAAATATGCAATATGTCCGCTGTGGAGTGGATCAAATCCACCAGTAACTAGAACCACGTTCATACATTCTCCTTTTTAATAAAAATCTTAGACTTCTTGTTGTTCACATGCCCATTTTCATTCTTAGTCAGATAGTTTGACTTCTGCCGATCATCATCATGACCAAGGCGATAGTTGATCTCGCTGACATTTTCAATAGGTGGCATGGTTGATAGATATTCCACGAATAGATTTGCAATCTTAATTGCTTCATTCTCACTTACGCGAAGAGGTACATCGATATGTAGACGATATTGACTCATAGTTTCTTGAATCCTTCGTTATCAGTATAGTAAATCTTGTCAAAAACTTCAACACACCATCCACTACAAACTTCACATGGCTTGGACATCCTGAGTTCTCCGTCAGCATTCATTCGAATGTTGACCAGAGTCAGTTTCTTTCCACGGAGATGTCGTGGAACCTTCCTGAAGGCATCCAACTCGGAATGCATCTCGTTGTAAAGATATCCAAGCTTATGTGCCTTTGGATGAGTCTTAAAGTAATTTCTGCCAATAGAAATAATTCTATTCTTTACAATCACAAGTGAAACGTGCTTCTTCTGCCTTGGAATTTCCAGGCAAAGAGGATATGCAAGCGATTCAATTTCTTTGAAATTCACCATAAAAAAGAAAGAGGCGAAATTAATCGCCTCCCTCCATGAACACCATCACAAATCAACGAGAGCAGACAGCCATCGAATCCATGTCAAGGCTGAACTTGCGCTTGCTACCACCGCTGTTACGCATGAAGTAACGAGTTCCGCCGCTGCGAGTCTCCTCAGTCTCAATCTCCCAGTTTCCATAACGCTCAACAAGAGTACGAATATCGCTCATCATGGCACGAATATTCTTTACACCAAATCGGCTACGAGCCTCAGCAGCAGTGATGCCACGACCAGCAGCAAGATAATTCAGAACGCGACGCTTCTTCGAAACAACAGTATTATTAGCCATAACTAAAATCTCCTAATGACTCTAAGTTTTAATCATTGTGTCGAGTCTATCACAATGACGAAC